TAGTACAAGTCGTTCTTACGGCGCTTTGAATACATATCAGGAAGATTGCCATTCTGGCCATCTTCCTCCTCTGAATCTCCATCCGCCTCTAGATTCTTCAGTGTCCATAATCCAGGTCGACCTGATTCAACATCAATCCAAACATAACAGAATTCAATAAGAAAGTACTGAAGGCGACTTCCAATAATTGGAATTGTATTAGACCATCTGTCAATAAATTCATTAAAGTCATCAGTCGTAACAAAGTAATCAAAGGTATCGCGATCCTCAGAATAATTACGATGAGTTGGCTCTGGAATTAGAAGTGAAATAGTTCGTCGTTTTGTTAGTGCATATTCAGCTTCATAGCAGAATCGTAGAAACTTAGCAGCAACAATATCATCATCACGCAGCCACTTATATCCAATAGACTTCATCCAAGGTGACAATCCTTCAAAGAAGAAGTAAAGGACAGCCTCCTTCTTTGTACCCTTTTCACATCCCTGGCCGACATATGTCTCGACCCGCATCCAATGATCAAACGACATACGAGTCATATGAGACATACTGTCTATAAACTACTACCTGGCTATACTTGAGCAGGGGCAGCCGCAGCTTTCAATTTTTTAAGCTTCACAGCCGTACTGACTGTACGCTTTTCACGGATATAGTTGACTAGGTCAGTTGTTTTGTTAGGCAGTTCAGGGTGCGATCTAAAATATTGATCAATCGATTCGTGTAGATTTTTCATCGTCAGGCCAGCTGTTGTTTTTTCTTCTTGTAGCTGTAATTGACCACCGGAGATTTGTATGACCGACTTTTCCAAACTATTATTTTTAAGAAGCACTTGAACTTGATCTTCAAATCCGTCACGTTGTTTTCGCGCATTTATAAGTTGTTTTTGTAATGCAGCACACATATTGTCATAGTGAACCCACCCTCTGACATTATGTGCTAGATCGCTAGTATTCATTACAGTAGACCTGGAATAATTGTGTCTATTGGTGCCGCGATAGCCCCTGACGCGATAGCCCCTGACGCAATAACACTTGACGCAATACTTGCTATAGGTTGACGCATTTGAAATACGAGTAGGCTCACAGTCGTCAATGACATTAACAGAATTAATGAAAAGAGAATACAAGTAAGGATAATATAAGGGAACATACGATCTAGAATGTGTCGTAGTAGAGGATCAATACAATGGATTTGAATTCGTTCACGGTTCTTTTCTTCCTGAAAGAATTGTACAACACGATCTAATATTGAATAAACCATTGTCCCGGGCATTTCCTTTTTTGGCATTTCCTTTTTTGACCCCATCTACGGTGGCGGTCTAAACTGGAATAATCATAAAGACCGCAGAATGCCAACAGTCTTTACGGCACCCGAATGGATGTCGAATGAATCTCAATATAAACTTACAGTGACTGAAGACTATGCTAAATCATTGGCGGCGAACACCAGTGTAAATCTTAAGAAAGACGCGTGGGGATCCTATACATTTAGTAATCAAGATGAACTACTTGAAGTTACAAGCGCGCTTCTTCATAGCTTGCTGAAGGAGGGATCTGAGAACAATTGGTTTTCAAAGTTGCCTTCACACGAGCAACTACTCAAGAGAGTAAAGCACACATTTCTAAGTCTACCTGAACCTAATCAGACACTTGCTTATGTATCGTGTGTCTACATGAACCCTAAGGTTCTTACACTTCAGTGGACGCCTGTATCTCCGCCTCCGCCCGCGCAAGCGCAGTCTCAACAAGGTATATACTTTGAAGATTCTGAATCTGAAGATGCTGATATTACTGAAAGTAATCTTCCGCCTGTAGCACTACGGGATGATCGTGTTGCAACTCAGGAAGAATATTTACTCACACGTCTCCGGGCTGCAAAGGCTCGTGTTGAGGCTGAGCAAATCAGAATGCAGTATTTTGAGGCTACAGGTTCAATGCCTCCGGAATCAGACGAAGATGAAGATGAGGATGAAGATGGAAATGGAAGTGAATAAATCAAATAATTCTGGTTCTTAGAAACTTATCTTTTTTATCCATCACTGACAGAATCTCCAATGGCAGGTATCAATCTCCGTGATATCCTATTAGGCTTGTTTGCTGTTGGCCTGATTGTTCTGGCTGTTTATCTAATTGATCCCACGCTTGGTGGTCTAATGCCCCGCAAATATGGATTTATGTCCACACTTTCACCGGCTTCTCTTGGAAACCAGCCTGCAAACTTCCCCGGTGGATCAGGTGAAGTCAATCAAAAAGCTGTAGTTTCAAACCCCCACGTAGCCAGAGAGGGATTTACTGGATTATCAGGATATGAGGGTCCGTCTGAGTTTGGAAATGCCGAGGCGCCTGAGGGCTGCTACCCGCGTGACCAGCTGACCCCTGGTGAACTCTTACCGAAGGACCAGAACAGTGTATGGGCGCAGCAGAACCCGATGGGCACTGGCTCTCTCAAGGGCAAGAACTTCTTGTCAGCGGGTGCTCTGATTGGTATCAACACCGTTGGCCAGTCAATGCGCAATGCGAATTACCAGCTCCGCTCAGAGCCCCCGAATCCGCAGGTGGCTGTGTCAGTGTTCAACCAGAGCACGATCGAGCCTGACACGAACCGTCGCTCTCTTGAGATCTCATAGACGAGCCTACGAGATCAAAAAGATCTCATAGACGAGACTACGAGATCAAAAAGATCTCATAGACGAGACTACGAGATCAAAAAGATCTCATAGATGAGACTACGAGATCAAAAAGATCTCATAGACGAGACTACGAGATCACATAAAACCCCTATAAGATAAATAATATAAAATCCATATGAAGTCGTGTAAGATCTCGTATGGATTTAGATGGATAGTGTCATATCAGGAATCTGGACAACTTTTCACAATGCTACATCTGCATACCCGATCGTAAAAGTTAAAAGCAAGGTGGATGGCTTGTACTATAATGTACGTGATATGCCTGACAAGCAGAAGGCTGCTGATCTTTTAGCATCGGTTCGTAGGAAGCTTCAACAACTTATTGATACACTCCGGCAACGGTATCCTGGAAAGGTACAGGTCATACAATTGAATGAAAAGTTTGAGGCAGATCCTCAACGCTTCTATGAAGCAACTCCTGATGCTGAACACGTCAGCTACAGTGTCAATAAGGGTGATAGTATTCACCTTTGCTTACGACAGAAAGATGAAGAAAAAGAACCACTCGTGGATGAAAATGTAATGATGTTTGTTGCATTACACGAAATGGCTCACGTCATCACACCGGCGATAGCAAAGAGTCACGGGCCAGAATTTTGGAATAATTTTGGATGGCTCCTTCGTGAAGCAGAAGCAATGAAAATCTATGTATACCAAGATTTTAAGGCACATCCTGTGACATACTGTGGTGAACGTATCACAGATCAACCTCAGTATGATGCTAAAAAGGATACGGTACAGGCTAAAAATGGAGGCCTACTGAAAATCGGAACAATGTAATTCCTATACGGGAATTAAGATGTCTCTAAGGACGCAGTTTTCATCTTTCTTATCAAATGAAGAAATCAAACCGTTATTAACTCAAACGGTAACTCTTCATCTTATAAGAATTTCTGCAACAGGTGTGCTAGCACCTGAAAAACTTACGATTGGCCCGTTTCCTTCATTTTTTACTCTTCACGAGTTGAAGCTAGCTTTTTGGAATAGCAAAGGTCAAGATCCCCGATTCTCACCTCCACTTATCTTTTTGGCAAAGGGGGAAGAAGTCGGTGCTGCAGGCCTTCCAACTCAATTCAAACCGATTGATCTTGTGTGGATGACAGCAGGAGGATCTGAACGCAAGGATGTGCTTTCACTTGTAAACCCGCTCAGTCTAATGACAGGTAGCCCAGATTCTCGGTTTGTTGATTCATCAGGTGGTGAAAAAGCTCTTACAATGGACAATCGTATTCGGATGACATTGAACGATGTATTTCGTCTAGAAGAAGGAAAGGCTATTTCTGAATTATATGTATTTTTGTATGTTGATCTAGTGGATAAAATTATTGCTCCGAGACCTCTAAGCCAGCGTGATGTACTGGGTCGCATTAAGCCCTATTTTCCATTTTTGATTTCAGGTACTCTACCAGGCGCAGATGGTCTCAGTAATTCAGATTTAGTTAATCAGGCAAAACAATCTGCTAGAAATCTTGAAAAGATAGCCTATTTGGATGAACTTTTTACAAGTTTGGGAGGTGATCTCAAGATTCCTACCTTGAATGGAATTAAATTAATGCGATTGTGGTGGTCAAAGGCGCCTCCTCAATGGGATGGTGTGGCACCTCTCTTTTTTGGAACTCGCGCTATACACGAGCGCCCCTATTTACGTTTTTTTCCTTCTTCTGGTACACCTTTATCTAAACTTCGTATTCTAGGCGAGCAGCCGATTCCAGATCTACCGAATATTAGCATACTAAAATCGTGGAAACAAGATAAAAATCCGAATCCTGGACAAGAGTTTACTTCAATCAAACTTCTCATACAAGAGTCGCTGGCAGCTGAAGAAATGCCTATTTATGCTACGCACCGTATCTTTCACGATGGTACGGCTGATTTAATTATAATGCCACCGAGACAAAAGCGAGTTCTTGAACCTGAATCTGATTTACAAGATGCTCCTGAGATGCTTGAGAGAGCAATGGTTTCCTTACCGTATTTAGAAATTCAACCAGCTCTTGGACAGGCAGATGTTGTGTTTCGGTTGCGATTAATGCGTGAAGATACACGCATAACAAAAGAAATGCTTCTTCAACGCCTACCTTGTTTTTCACCAGTCTTTCAAGAAATTCCTCCTCTTCTAGATGAACAGCCTCTGATTTCATTGCGATTCAAAGGAGTTAGTAATTATTATACAGAAGATCGTGTCTTTACATTTTTAACGCAACTTCAGGCACGCGAAGCTGTTGCAGGGACAACTGAAATTGAGAAGTGGGGACCTTTGGTTGCTCAAGAATTTCAAATTCCAATTGAAGATGCGCGAAAGAATATTGTTGCGTGGATTACTCAAAGGAATGAATATACGCTGGCAGTTCCTGAGACAAAAGATTATATTTTAAATAAAAATCCTGGTATCGATATTACAATCTTTTCACAGCATCCAATCTATACATTTCACGTATCCCGCATTCAAAGTTTTGAACATTTCGGATTACTCAAACAGTTATTAGGCTTGTTATTAACTGCTTCTGCTGATCGGTTTTCAAAGCAACGATGCGAAATGACACCGCAGGTTGCTGTAGCAGCAGCTGCGGCTGAACGATCTATACAGGCAATTCAGCCTCCTGTTGCGTTACCTGCTGAAGAGGAAGAAGAGGAAGTCGCATTCCCTGATGAGGACGATGTTCCTGAGTTTTTGCGTGGTGCTACAGGTGCTGCTCCTACTGATGAAGAGGAAGAGATGGCCTTTCCAAATGCAAATAACGTACCCGACTTTCTACGTGGTGCCACTGGCGTAGCAGCACCTGCTGTAGCTGCACCTGTTGCACCTGCAGCAGCACCTGCTGCACCAGTAGTCGCAGTAAGAGAAGGTGACGACAAGGCCGCATTTGGTAAGCCTGCTGATGTAAAAGCAATTGTACTTGCTAAATATTACATTGATCGCTTGAAAATAGCAGATCCGTCACTGTTTAATTACGCAAAGGAACAAAAAGAGAAAGGGTATGTTACACACTGTGCTGCGAATGTATCCAGACAACCGATTGTTCTTGATACTGAAGAATATACTGAAATGCGAACAATCTATGATGATGATGCGGACATAGAATTTGTAGTGTATCCTGACGATAAAGATTCAAGTAAATTTACTAAGAAACAACCTAAGAAACAAAACGATAACGCAGGACTACTTGATGGCGCGCAATATCCTAGCGCAGATCGGCCTGAAATCATTACAGTTGTTCGGTATGGATCAAAAGCAAAAAAACTTCATTACTATTTGTGCCCGCGTCTATTCTGTATTCGTGATCGTCTACTTGTGCGCTACAAGGATTTTAAAAGTACTGTAGATCGTAAGGGAAAACCAAAGCCTGCTTACACGTGCCCATTCTGTAAGGGAACATTGATTGAAGATGAGGATACCAAGTCTAAGGTTAGAGATCCTAATAAGACTGTGCTGCAGCGTAAACAGCAACCAAGTTCAGATTCTGAACGTCAAATTTACATAGGATTTCTGAAGCGAAAGACACCTGATGGACTTTCACTTCCTTGCTGTTTTATTGATCCTGATGATCGGTTTAATCCAAATGATCCAGAATTTACTCGTCTTGGACTTAAGGCTGGAGCTAAGCCGCAAGCGCCTGTGATAGCTGCGCCTCCTGTAGTACCAGCAGGACAACAAGTAGCACAACAAGCACCACAACTCGCGCAAGCAGATCTTCTTCTACAGGCATTAGTACCAGCAGCACCTGCTCATCCTCAAGTAGCACAGATAAAAGGATATAAGCCTAATTATTATCGTGTTATTTACGGAGTAAGTACAAAGTCAATTGTTGACGCCAATAAGATTCCGCTTGATATTATTATACCTACATCGGCAGCAGATGACCCTAAAAGTGGCCCTCAAGTAGGTCTTCTCCCGCAAGTTCTTGATGTGTATTTTGAACAAGATTCAAACTCACCGACCTTTCAAGATCGTCTTGAGATTGTACGCAAACTCAAGGCAACTGCTAAAGGATTTTTGCGTGTTGCTGTAGAAAATCACACAGGTCAGCGAAATCTTTCATTGATGTCAGCACTTTCACCTTATTTAGGATATCTAAATTCAGCGCAAGAGGTCATTGATTTTATCGAACCGCGTATTACACCTAAGAATTTCTTACAGTTAAATGCTGGTAATTTAGTCAATGAATTCTATAATAAATGCGAAAAGAAAACACAGAATAATATGCGAACGTGGGTTGCTACACGTGTAGGTATTGATGAGTTAAAATCAAGCAATATTCCTGCGATTGAGCGTTTAATGAATTCATATGAATGTTTTCAGGAGTATTTGATAGACGATGACCAGCGCAAAGATATGCGTATTTTTTACCAAGCACTCAGTGAACCAGGTGTTTTAATGAAACGTGGTATTCTTTTTATTATTCTTGAAATCACAGTTGAAGATATATTAGTAAAGAAAGGTGATAAGACTGAATTTACTCGTGAAGTCAAGTTTGATAAAGCGCGTTGCCCACCGTATCCGTTGAGCGAAGGTCAGCAAAATGCGGATATCTCATTTCTTATACATTATACAGAACTTATACGGGATCGCTCAGCACCCGATAGGAAATCATATAGAAATTTAGGATGGGAACCACTTTTTTATGTAGAACCCTCTACCGATAGTATTGTAGAAAATCAACGTCACAAGCCTACACTCTTATTTCAACGCGCTGAAGAAAAGAAATGGCCTGCGATCGTTCAGAAGCGTGTTGCTGAATTCTTCAGCGAATGTGGATCTATCAATAGGGGGCCCTTTACAAGCCAATTTGGCATTGATCCGAACGCATTAATCGGCGCAAATGAGCTTATTAAAGCTGTGAGATTAAATCCGAGTGGAATTGTGAGAGATTCATACAATCATTTAGTTGGTATTACTTATAGAGCGCGTGCTGGTAAAACCGAACTGGCTGTTCTACCGATTGCAGATGATGGTTCCATTCACTTTGAACGTCGCCTATACTTGGATTGGGATGATTTTGATCCTGCAGCCGCCGATGATATTATCAAATTTTACAAGGATAATATATTACCAATGTTTTCGCAGTATAGAGGATATGAGCCAAAGTATATTGTTAAATCTCGCGACGATGATAAGATTATCGGTATACGTTTAGCAAATGGGTTCGTTATTCCTGCGAAAGAACCAAGAACTCCTGCTTTAGTTGCAGATTATCGTGTTGTTATTATAGATGATCTTGAGTGGGATATTAATCGAACAATTGCCTATGATACAATTGCGAGAGAACGTGCCTTTAAAATGGCTGGTATTGAAGATGAAGATAAAGGTAAAAAGAGTGTACAATTAAAAATAACAGATGTTCAAGATGAATTAAATGATATCTATCAGCATTTACGACTTACATTTAGCAATTGGCTCGCATTAGGAGCAGGCCGAGATATACTTGAAAAACTAAAAGAAGTATTAAAATCTACTAGTTTACCGTTATTTGAAAAGAGAAAGCGTCTTGATATTTTATTAGAAGGAAAGGTGATGAATTGGCTAGTACCTGTAAAAGATGAAGATGTTGAAGGTGAAATTGGATTTCTCCGTGTGGATTGTACTGATTTAGATCATACAGAATGTAATAATAATGGAAGGTGTCAGTGGACAGAAGATCCTGATAAGCCGTGTAAGATTCGTACGCCTGAAACAATGCAATCACAAGGCCAAGTACAAGTACAAGCAAATCTTTCTTATTCAGTCCCAAGGATGCTATATCTTCGTCTTGTTGATGAGTTAATTCGATATGCCGCAAAACGAAATGAAATTTTTACGAGAGATATTCCAAGACTTACAATTCGTAGAGAAAAACAACAAATTGGAGACCAGCTTATCATTCCTGAAAATACCCCTGATTACAATACGTGGTGGGAATTCTTGAGAACAGAATGGATGACCCCTGAAAAAGAGATGCCAAAATTCTTTGATGAGCAATTTGAACCTGCTCCACGTATGCCTGAAGCGTTAGATCCACGCAAACTCCCTGATCTTCTTAGACGTATCTTAGATCCAACGGGTACTGATCCTAAAGCACAGAATTTAGTATGGAACCCGACAACTACACCTGAGCAACCGTATCTATTCTTGAGTCAGGCGATGGGTCGTAACGAAATCCAAGAACTTGAATTGGGTGCAAAACAAATTAAAGAGATTGCGTTGAATGCAAAGGCACAGGTTCTTTATATTCCAAGTGAAGAGGCAGCTGGACGTCTGCTTGCGAGAGCACCTGGCTCAACGGAAGCTATTATATTAATGCCTGTAGATGGAGTTCCTGGATGGATTTCTGTAAAGGGTACATTTACGGTAAAAATACCATTGAATGCTGTTCCAGATGCGTTAAGGAAGTTAGGTCTAAAGTAAAAAATAAGTCAATTAATTAATGGATTCACTCTATATAGTGATCCCTACAGTAAAATCATATAAAGTAGCTCTAGATCTCCTACTACTCTCTCTTCCTGAACAATGGAAAACCAAGCTAATTATAGTGTATCAGAAAGAAAAGGAAGAATCTTTTACAGTATTTGCTGATAACCATATTGAAGTCTATCTTGATAGAAATATTTATGAATATGGATCGTGGATTGGAGTCAACTTATTGCTGGAAAATAAAATAATTCCAGATGATTCGTGGTTTCTGTTTCTACACGATACGTGTAAGTGTGGACCTAAGACTTATGAAAAATGTCAAGATTTGCTTAATTCATTTACAGACTCAGAATTTGATATTATTTGGTTAACTCTCAAAGGAGAATCCAATATAGGATTATTTCGGCGTATGGCGATTACGGAAGGTGCAAAGATGTATGGAAATGAATATACAATGACAAAAATGGATGCAATTGATTACGAACAACGTCACTATTCTAAATTGTCACCTAAGAAAATAAATGTTCCGCAGCTATTTCTTGATACTGATAAGATACTTACTGGAATTAAACCTATTTATGGAGTACATAAACGCACTGTATTTTATATTGAAACGATTGATTTAGAAAAATATTATGTAATGATATATTCTGAAGAGCAGCATCCGCAAGCTCCATAGGAGCTACAGTCTAGTCTTCTAGAAGACACGTTTCACCTGGAAGAACTATAGGGTTACCCTTACCTTCCTTAACTGCTTCAAGACGACAGCCGAGCATAGACTGTACTTCGTCATCTAGGATATTAAGCTGATACCGCACATAGTTCTTATTATTCGGGTGAAGGATAATCAGATAAAGTCCCGAAATCTTGAGGCCATAATGCGTCTCAAGAAACCACTTATAAACATTCAGCTGCATTGTATAATGCCAGTAGTTGACATTCTCAAGATGGTCTAGAGGAGCATATCCAGCTTCTCCCTTGTATGCCTTCATTTTAATTTCCTTACTGCGCTTCCAGTCATAGATAACATAGGTTCCATCTTCCTTATTCTTAAAGACGGCATCAATACTGCCTGAAAGTTTGTGCTCCTCATCAAAGACTTCCCACTCCATACGATAGGGCTCAAGCTTTTCATAATAGTCTCTCCAGAAATTCTGGAAATATTGCCATTCACTCGTCTTGAGTACATCAGTATCAATGAGTTCGGTTGCCCCATTAAGCCACTGCTCAATCGCCAAGTGCATATTTGTTCCCTTGCCAGATGATTCTGCACCACTGGTTGACCATTCAGTTGAAATCTCTTCAGCAGTCTTACCGAAATATTTACTCTTTGACCAGTTTGGTGATGCCATCATTTGCTTAATGACGGCGTCAGCATCGAAATGAGGAAAGAAGGCGTGAACAAAGCCAGTCGTTGAAACATAGCCTTCACTCTTGCCCCGAATATAATATGTATGAGTCTTTTCAACAAATCGTACAAGTGCATCACGTGGATGTTTATTAAGAAAGGCGAGAGTTTGCCAGGGCTGCGGCATTTTATACGTATTTACATATTTAAAAAAGGTTTCAAATTTTGTTATAAAAAGTAAATTAAATATATTCTTACTCTAGAAATGACATCTCCTAAACAGTACCACCCGACAGTAAAAGGAATTTTTGAATGGGCAAATGCGGAACTTGAGCACGTGGGTCGTATTGTGTCTGTTGAAGACCCTGATCTTCAGTACAGCTATGCAATGAGTACGGTGAATGGTATGGCGTATTTGAAAGATGCTATCTATGAACTTGTGAATGATCCTAAGTATTCTACGCATAAGGAGGATTTACTGCGTCTCCACGGAGCTGTAATCCGTACGATGAAGCACTTAGTCAAGGATTTTAAGATTGATTTGAATGCGATCAAGGCTTTTAATACCAGAAAAGTCTTGAGTAATAGAAATTTTACTTACTTGAAAAATACTAAACGTAAGACTAGGCCTAATCGTAAGACCCGTCGTAATCGTAACTAAATTATTAGACTAAGCAAAGCCAGCAACCTTCATCATCATCTTACCGAGCTTATTTTCACCTTCAATAAATCCTTCTGCAGTACGCTTACCGCCATATTCACTTGAGGCAGAATTCGTGTAAAACAGCAGTGTCTTTCCCTGCTGCTTTGCAGCCTCTAGAATGGTTCTAAAGTCCTGATCCTTAGTCCAGCGTTGCTTTACAGCTTCTTCAAGCAAACCTTCCTTTACAGCATTCCACTTGATTTCATCAAATTTAGCATTATGCTTCTTCATTGCCGCTGGCTTCATTTCAGCGTGAACTGCCTTTACTTCTTCAAGTAGAAGCTGAGCATCACGATTGTGGTGAAGTGGCTTCTGTGAAGGGCCCATTTCTGCCCTTCTCAGATTCTCGAACTTCTGGTGGATAACAGGGCTCTCCTGACCAAAGATAGCCGTCGCGAGCGTCGGCTTATCTGTCGCATACTTATACCGCATACCGGCCATAAAGTGCTCAATTGAAGGATATACCTGCGTAGGGTCAGCAGGATCCGTAATAGGAAAGTGCGTACCAGGAGCAATGTGACGCATCGCATCATTCTTACCAATCTTCAGGCGATCTTGAAGAGTCGCATCTTGGTAAAACTGAAGAACTTCCGCAGCCGCATATTTGCGCTGACCATTCTCTGCGACAGGTGCTACAGCCGCAGCAGCCTCTGCTAAGTCAACTCCCTCTTCTACAGGTAGACCTTCTGTCACAGGCTCACCTTCTTGTGCTTCTTCATCGGCTTCTCCTACTCCACCCTCTCCTACTCCACCTTCACTTACTGCGCCCTCACCCATTCTCCTAAATACAAACCAGCGGCTCAAGAAGGAGAACTCCTTAACTGCCTCTGACATTGGAAAGCGACGACCCTTCTTTGCTGCCATATCATAGGATATATCAAATGTATTCGTACAGCTCTCAAGACCAAGTGTCTTCAGATCAGATTCAGGGCACAGCTCGCAGCCTATGCTTCGCATCTTATCCTTTAGTAGCTGGAAAGGCACGAGATACTCTCTGTGCTCAGCACCAATGCTAATGAAATTGACATCAATGGCCATACCAAACGCATCATCACCTATCGGAATTTCATCTGAATCATACTTACGACTAATTGTCCAGAGAACCGTTCCATTGTCAATTCCTTGACGAGCTTCGCGGCCTCGTAGGAATTCAAATGTCTTCTCACCGTCAAAGCAGCAGCCGATGAAATAACCGCCGACCTTGAGTGTCTGTGCGATATTTTGTAGGAAACCATCAAACATTTCCTTAGTAGCGAAGAAGTAGTGAACAGCAAACATACAGCTGATTACATCTGCCCCTGTTTTAAACCGACTTGTGAGTTCATTTTCAATGTATGGCGGCACAACACCATCTGCCTTGATCTTTCCAAAAGTAGATCGCAGAATTGTAACATCTTCAGGCGTGGCACCAGCTTCTCCTGACACAAAGTTCTTACTACCATCACCAATGGCAAAGACCATCGGTAATACGCGATCACGACCGTTCTGCTTCATCGTGTCCATCAGACGCTTGTACGCACCATCATTCGGATTATTAATACTGTCACCTGCAATATCAATTCCTAAAACAGCGCCCGCATTGACACGACGCCACTTCTGAATGTCCACTGCCTTGCCAACACCGATATCGAGTAGAGCCAGATTCGCACGCTTCATTACAGACCCATAGAGGATAACCTCCTTGATATACTTATTGTGAAAGTCACGCAAGCCACGCACCTTGTTCAGATCCTTCTCAGGTGCCTTACGATCCATATAGCGCTGTGTAATTGCCGCACGTTCGCTCTCAAGCGTACTAATGGCGTCTAGCTCAGCTTTCGTAGGTTCTTCTGCGCCAGTCCGAATCATTGAAAGCGTAATCGGCTCGTGAATACTGTTCCAGATTGACTGGGCTGTCTCATCGCTGTTCAGCGTGCGACCGAGTTCACCTCTCAGAAGACGCTCAGTCTTATCTGTGCGTACAAGCTTAGGAACCCAACGCCATCCTGCAGGCCGGCTAGGGTCATAGAAGATTTCTACAATGCTCTTGTCAGTAATCGGCTCACCTGACACCTCGCAGTACGCATACTCTTCACCAGACTCCAAATCGCGATTCACTTCAATGTAGCATTTATTGGCCATTGAATCAGAGAATTCACGGGGGTGAAAGAGAATCGGACGATAGACTGAAGGTGCTCCTTTAGCGCGATCAGCTCCAGGTAGAGGCAGATTCATTAGAACAGTTTCACGAGGATTTGCAGCAGCCTGATCTTCGCGAGATCCTACGTGAAGACGTAGAGCCTTGTACCGAACGGCTTTCCCCGATGAAGGATGAATTCCATCATAGACCGCGTCTACAGTTGTTCCTGCTACCTTTTCAGTGACAACCATAAAGTCAATGGTGTTATCGTGCGATGGCTTCCACTTGAACTGCTGCCTGAACGGTGCCATCGCAATGTCAGGTAACGGCATATCATTCTTTGTAAAGATGAGACCATCAGTTGTATAGATATGAGGCGCATCAAGCATCTCACTTGCGGCAACAAAGATGCTTGCATCCCCTGACTTGCCAAATCTGAACTTCTTAATACTTACTGATAGGCGAGTCTTTGCGGTCAATCCCTTGATGACTTCTTTTACATTCTCGGGAGTATTCCAAGCCTTTTCCCACAGTTTCATTTCATTATAGCGATAGGCTGCACCAGGCTTACCATCAAAGAAAGGTAACTTATGTACATCCTTCGCTCCTGCTGCGATATAGATATCAAACATACAGAACATATGAATAGATTCATCTGCGCTATTCTTAGTAATCCATTCACCATCAACCAATGATGTAGCACACGCCTCATTTACAAGACCTGTTTCATAGATATTGAGTGAGTTATCAATCATATACAAGTGTCCCTTGTCATTGACATATCCCATTGTACGAAGACCATCTGCCTTGTCTGTGACGTTATAGCCTTCACGAACATTTGGCGTTCCGGGCTCAATGAGTGAAAGCATATTCTGTAGTTCAAGTGTCATCGTCGCGGCTCCCCGAAACTTATCCGTACGAACAAGTGCCTGATAACTCTGAATGACTTGACGCTTTACCGTATTTGTAATGAGAATGCTATTCTTCTGAATGCCCTTGAGCACCTCGCCTACACCTTTGATGAGACGACCTATCGCGGCTGCTGCGGTGTCACCCTCCGTTCGTTCCAGCTCAACTTCCACTTCGTAGATAGGAATATCCTTTGAGATATCTTGCTGAAGAAACTTCTTGGTCCAGCGATAGTTTCCACGCGTGTCCTTACGGCTTGAACGAACCATTGAAAGATCAAACCGAAGGCCTTCACCGCGAAAGGTCCAACGCCGGAGAATTCGAAATGCCTTATCCGTTACAGCCCATTGATCAAGTAGTTCAGACATTTCGCTGCTGTCTTCATTGAGTTCCTCTTCACCGCGTATCTTGACACGCACATCATACTCCTGAAGATCGAGCGTCGCATTCGTTGCTGTGCGTTGCTTGATCATTGCAGTAAACTTCTTACCATTCAGACGATCATCACGACAATATTGTTGAATAACTCCAATGCCATTCAGACTAATACGGACGTGATTCGGCGTAAGAATATTAAGCCTGTCTTCTTGTGTGATTGATGTGAATCCACGATTTTTCAGACGCTTACCGATTGCGGCGAATGTTGTTGCACTTACAGCGCCTTTGGAACCAAAGGTAGCCTCAAGTTCCTGTTCAGGATGATCAATCCATTCTTGAACAAGACGTTTGAGGTTCTCATATTCGGGTTTACGGATATCCATAGTACCCCTTCTGTTTTGGGGTAGGTATTCAACTTTAGGCGTAGCTACTGGAATTATAGTTTGCCTAGCACTTTGATTGCCTTAGCACGCCCAACCTTCTTACGAAGTTCATCCTTCGATAGACCTGTAGGATTTAGCCCCATTGCGGTGTAGTCTGCTGTTAGAGATTTAATACCGGTAGATGGATGAGGCTGAGGCCACTCAACATCAAAGCCTTGACGTTCCTGATCTTGAATCCACTGAACGAGGTGACTTGGTGACCAGGTACTCGCATCCCAGACACGATCCATATTTGGTTCACGCAGAATCCAGATTGTCGTATACCCAGTATCACGAGGAAATGCCTTGTCATCCAAAAAAGAGAGTTTCTTAGTTGTATCATTATACAGAATCCAGAGAAGCGCTTCGTCGGTTGAACTATACCGCTCCATTGCAATGAGTGCTGCTCTAGCTTGATCTCTTTCTGGCTTCATTGTTCCGAACCCTTCGAGTGCCTTCTTCTTTCCGTAGTTACGCGGAAAATCTAGACTTTCACAACGAAGTTGCCATTCCGTAGTGGCATCTAATAGAATACGCTGTCTGAGAGGTGTAGGAGAGACACGATAAAGTGAATCCTTGAAGGTGAGCCACACACTCAGAGGATGTCTAGGTTCTAGCGTATACGTTGTAAGACCCCATTTGGGCGCCTGCTCCTGAGTATCAAGTGCTTGATTCTGAATTCCACGCGTGTGGGATCTGTCAACTGAAAAGGTGCGATCCGGGTGTGATTCACACAACTGGATCAGACTTTGAGGGATTGTACTTTGAGAAACTACTGTTGTCATATTACTTAGTCTATGCGTGAGCGGTTTAGACTACTTTATTCCTTGCGATTACGCCGATTTGTCTTGTTCTTGCGATTGCGCCGATTTGTCTTGTTCTTGCGATTGCGATTGCGCCGATATAGACCACCATACTGGGAATTATTAGAAGCTCCATTAGCTGCAGCATTAGGAAAATTGCCATTATTATTCGCTGCCGCAGCCGCACCAGCAGCCGCAACACCCGTTACATTGATTGTGATGGTTTCACCAGGTGCTACAGTAAAGTCAGGCATTCTATTTAATGCTCTGGTTTAATTACCATCTCATTAATGATTTTGTTTCGTTCTTCAAGGTCCTTCGCATTTGACTTACAGAACTCTACAAACTTACAGAGTGCTTCAAATACCGAGGCCGGAAGTGAACCGACATCGAAAAAAATACCATTTGAGTTCTCGCTAAACTCACCGTTTTCACGGCGCAAAATTCTGTATATTTCTTCAAGTTCAGATCTAGATAATGTTTCTATCTCCTTACAAAAAAGCTTACGTATTTCATACTCCTCTTTCGTTAAAGAAGACATCTCTACTTGTTGATTTATTGACCATCTTCCTCCTCTTCCGCAGCTTCCTCTTCTTCCTCCTCTTCTTCATCATCCTCAGCCTTCGGTGTCTCTTCAGTATCCTTTGTCGTCAGTGTTTCGGCCGGTGGTGAAACTTTAAGGCGCGGCCCGCCAGTTGTACCCGCCAGGCCCCGGAAGATACCTACACTGACGATAAACGGATCCTTCAACTGAAATCGTGACTTCTGAATCTCAACCCGAATACGATCACCCACCTTTAGCATATCAAACTCTTCGTCACCCAAATGGAGGTCGCGAGGCACCATCAGACGAATTGCATTCTCATAGACTGCATAAATACCCATCTTGTTTGACTTGAGCACTTCAACCTCCACTTCCGTTCCTTCAGGCGGATGTAATACACGTCCCTTAGCCTTGACAATAAATGACCAATCTCCTGAAAAGCGCCCTGAATCAACACCACCCGCTGAGCGAGTTAAGATTTCAAGTGTACCAGGAAGTACATAGCCGTGGGTAGAGCAGCGCTGCTCAAGACGCTGCTTGACCTTTGTCAATAGAATGGCATCAATTGATGTAATCTCAGATCGGAGATCAGTCGGAGTCAAATATACTTTCTCTTGAAAGAATGCTTCGGATTCCATCTTTCTTACTACTCTAGTGTATAAGCCTTAGATATCAATTTTAGGCGCTACTTCTTACTTTTGTGTTTTGAATAGTAGGCAGATAATGGTCTATAAAAGAAGCGTAGACCACCATATTTGGCTCGCCGCATATCCATCCAGCGTAGAACAATTTCAGTGAGTGCACAAAAGCTAGCAGCACCTTGTAACTTTCGCCCAGTTTTAAATTGATCATCCGTTAAATCAAAGTGTTTTCCTTCACTATGCCTAGCTAAGATATCACCAATTTCAACTAATTTTTTCTTATGTCCACTTACTGTACTTACAATTGCACATGCTGCGCCTCCACTCGGATCTTTTCCTTTTGGTTTAGGAGCGTGTGTCTTAAAAATATAGGAGCGTTCCCACGGTAAAAGAGTTCCGTATATTTCGCTTGCTGTTGTCTCATCGGCAACTGCTCGTATAACTGTATCTTTTACAGATGTCTTGAATATATTCAAAACAGATGGAGCACATGCTCCTGCTTCACATAGATAAATAGGCTCGTGGCTGATAGGATCAAGATAACGGAATGCTTTTATAGCAGCAGGCCCTACTCCAGCCGTTACCATTTGTTCAGGATCAATTGCCTCTTCAAGATAAGGAACTTCCATTGTATACAAGTAATGCTGCTCATCAGGCTTTAAAAAGGAATCCCAAATAAACTGTCGTGCTATTTTCTTAAGATCTGCTATACCTGTTGGGTCAGCAGCGATTGCTGTAGCCACTGATCTTGCCCACCACTGAAGTTTAGTTATACGTATTTTTATATTATCACGCCGATCAATATCGTTACCTGCTATTCTTAAGATAAGAGGGTCAAACTCTTGAGAAACTCCCTCATTATAAGGAGGCACTAAAGAATCAATCCACGCATTTGCTGCTGCCCAGAATTGTGATATAACTAGTCTTTCTGCAGGAGGTTGATTGACAGCAAGGCCTTTCGCTACAAATTCAGGTACTTCTTGAGGTGGCAGTCCTTCATCTGCCGCAGCTGCTACAGGTGCTGCTGCTTTCGCAAAAGGTTGTGCTACAGTTCTTACTGCGACTGCTACTGGTTGAGCTACAGGAACACCTACTTTTGGCTCATATGAATCGCGTTTTACAGGATAATGACCATATCGTAATGCGATTGGGATTGATTGATCTTTAATGCTAGTCGGTTGAAACAAAAAAAGATAATTTCGCAAAACTAAGTGTCCCTGCCAATCACCATTTTCAAGAACAATTGAAGGATTATTAACAGATCTCATTAACAAACTGATTAAAGTTTGTCTAGGAATATCTTTAAAAAGCGTAGCTAAATCTTCCCATTTGTAAAAGGGCTGTTGCTTGAAAAGTTTCTTGAGTGTTGAAATCAAATTCTGTTCCATAAATCGCGCCGCAAATAAATCATAGGTAGCTACATCTTCTTTTAATTCACTGACTTTAATTGAAGGTTCACATTCAAATGAACATTTTGACCAGTCACAGATAGGTGTAAAATCTTTATCGTTCAAATCTACGTCAATCTCAACACTAGGATTTAAACTGGTCGTCATTTTAACAGGGGATAATCCAGTCACCAAAACCGCATCGTGATTTAGATTGCAATCGGTAGCACCTCTTTTTAATGCGCGACTTACATTTCCAACCAAAATAGCTTTATTCATTGCTTTTCTGTAAGAGTATAAGTCGATGGTTTCACGATTCAGAGCAGCAGGAAATATATTTACGTATAAATGAACAGTACAGTTACGCTTTCTTTTATCTGTTAGCATCTGATGACTACAGTAACGAATACCACGTCCTACAATTTGTTCCTCCTTAGACAAGTGAAACCAGCCTTCTAGAATATGAACATCACGAATTGCCTTCAAATCAAGACCTTCGCCGGCAACTTGAGATCCAACAATAACCTTTATCTTTTGACCATCTACATTACTCGCATCACGAGCAGTCTGAATGACCCGAGTATTATTAGGAGATAAAGGAAGTGACTGCTTCTCAGGTGTTTTGACATCACTTGCAGTTAGGAGCGCATAATATGCAGGGCTGAATGTGTGCCCTTCTGCTTGTGTTGAGTGACCAAACTCGCGGCGTGAGCACTTCGAGCATTGACGACCTCCTTGTGACCGATCTGCGCCCTTGCTAAAAAGAGGCGCTGATCGACCCCAAGGCGTATATCCATTTGCTTCCAGAAGAAGGCAAAAGATAATGGCGCCATTTTCAACAAATCGACTGTAGACAAACGAAATACCTTCTGATTTTTGTACAGTTTGAATCACGTTAAAAAACTTAGGTGAAAATCGTTTGAGTTGCCCTTCAGTTGCGTTCATCCAGCCATATTCGGTATCAGCACCAGCAGGGATATATTGCGGTAGCACAGATAGACGAGTTCCTTCAAAGGTTCCAGGGATACCGCGAACTCCAAACCAATTTGCAAATCCTTCACTTCCATATCTTGCATCAGTACCTTCACCAGGAAAAATACAATTTCCAGCTTGAAGTAAACTATCAATGGTACGAATTCCTAATCCTTTTGTCTCAATAAGACGTGTTGTTTCTGATTGTAATACAGCAAGCGAATCTCCATTTAATTCGCATTTTACTAAGGGAAGCCGCATTACATTTTGCTTCTCCAACTCATTTTCTAATCTAAGACCATTTGGACCCGTTGAGGGCCATTGCTTTACACGCATTGCTACAGGAGGATCTAGGCGAGCAGGAAACGCTTTAGGATTTTCACCCCGCATATAAGATACGTGTGAATTTGCAATTTTAATTAATTTTTGTTCTGCTGCGACTGTAAGCTCTCCTGTTGCTGTAAATGTGAGATCTGATAGAGAGAATCGTTTCTCTTTATCATTTTCATCCACTTTGTCTACAATTTGTAAGAACTCGAGTAAATTAACAATCTCTAGATAACTATTGTACATAGGTGTTGCCGTCATAAGAAGTAATTTATTACCTTCGCATAATGCTAAGACTCTCTTTAAAAATGGAGTGAGTTTCTTTCCAGCGGCTGCATCATTTTTACCGTCCGCATCATCATCTGCGTCATCACCTTCATCCGTCGTATCACTTACTGTTCTCAAATTGTGCGCCTCATCTACAATAATAAGACAGCCACTCAGTGCTTTTTGTAAAAGACGTGTTTCTTGAATTAATTTACGTTCTGGTGCTAGATTTTTAGGAATCTGATCAAGAATATCACGTACCATATTACGAAAAGCGACATATCCCATAATTGAATACCTCTTCTTGATGAGTTTTGTTACACGAAACTCAATATCTTTCTTCTCACGCTCATATTGCGTTTGTGTAAGTTGAAGATAGCGATTTCCTGTACATCCTTCGTGTTCATTTAAATCATCGGGTTCTACACCGAGTTTAACACGATTAATATCAAAGAGAGTACGATAAAATCCATCTTGAATCGCAGGAGGCGCTAAAATATAGACTTTATTCTTAGGACTTAGTTCTAAAAATGCCTCAGCAGTTAAGACAGCCGTGCACGTTTTACCTACACCTACGCCGTGATACAGAAGCATTCCGTTATAGGGTGTATTTGGAGACATAAATTGAGAGATAAATCGTTGTGTAGGAGTATATTCAAATTCTGTTGTAGCGCAGGCATCGGTTTCAAGGCTTTTATTCGTGAGTTTTGGTTGAAGGCTCTCCCGAATTTCCCTCTTTCCCAGAAGTTTCATAAGAAATTGGCTGTCTTCGATATCCGGATACAAACCGCCCTCGGCCTCGCGATCCTGCAGTGCTTGCGGTCCCATTTGCGACTGTGCTGGCGCTTGCGACTGAGCTGGCGCCAACGCCAGTCCCTGAATTCCTTGAATCCTCCTCGCTGTAGTCGCCTGTTTGTCCGCCGCGTAAGTCCGAAATTCGGCGATGAGTTTGTCTCTCTCCGAAAAATCGTCTTGGCCTTTCCATTCTTCCAGAAATTGATCTAGATCTCTGGGTTTGACTTCTGTAGACATAGAGGTCCTGCTGTTCTCTTCTTGTATTTTGATTTTGTGCAATTACGCTATGGTTACCACTCAAGTCTTGAATACTAGGAACTCCAACAATATCTTCACGGAAAATCGGAACAAAGTTACGAAAAAGTGTAGCAAGTTGAATCAGAATTCCTCTCTTCTCAAGGTTATCAGGGCGTAACAAGAGGAGTGCATCATCCATTGATTTCCAAGCAAGAGATCCAATTTCTTTGATCATTTCATTATTAAGTATATCAAACGATATAGTACGATCACCAATGTACTGTGCAATGTAATATGTGTGACGATAGTGTATGTCATTTGATCCAAAAAAAGTCTCAACAAAGGGTGCAATATTCATCACTTTCCATAATTCTTCTTCGTGAATACTTGTTTCTTCTTCTAATTCTCGGTATGCGCATTGTAGGTCTGTTTCATAAGGATTGCGACGACCCTTTGGAAATCCCCACTCAGGTGTTTCATAGACTACAGGTTCTTGCCGGAGAAGATCGGCTAATGTATATATTTCACCCTTATTTGTTTCAATACCCTTGCGAAGTTCTATTAATTTTTGTTTTGATGTATGTCTATCGTGCGCATATCGCTGACTAGCTTCCGCATCAGATCCCCATAAATTTTGCCAAATGGTATCAAAATCATCATTAAGAAGACTATTTCTTTCTTTTTTAGTTGTACCTCGTAACTGTTTACGAATATAGTCAGGATCATTTATCTTGTATTTTCCGCGAAGGATATCCATAAATCCAAGACTATCTTTTCGTTGGATCATTAAGACTTCAGGTTGAGTCTGTATAAGACCTGTAGGGCTTCGTGTATCACTGCAAAATTCATTTGTAGGTGACCATTCTTCAGTTTTACCTATCCAGCGAAATACTAGAACACCATATGATGAAACTGGTTCTGTACAATGACGAAACCCGTGTCCGGATGTGCCACAATTTGAACAAGTAGGATTGTGTGTTGATGAAAATTCATTAGATGATGATTGTTGTAATGACATTTAAAATGTCTTCTTACTTGGTCATAGGCTAAATGGCTATAAGTGGGCTGCTGCGTTAACCAGACCTATCCAAATTCTGCCTTATTTGACAGATACGATGCAGATACCACCCGAAGTTTGGGGACCTTTCTTTTGGCATAGCATGCATATCGTAGCACTCGGCTACTCATTAGAACCAAACTATAGTGAAAAGAAGGCTGCGAAAGAATATTTTGAATCATTACAAATACTTATCCCGTGCCCAGTGTGTCGTAATCATTATACATCTCATCTTGCAAAGATGCCTATTGGCCCTTCTCTTGATTCAAGAACAGATCTCTTTCGCTGGACTATTGATTTACATAATGAAGTCAATGAGATGTTAGGTAAACGTAAACTTACAGAAACAGAGGTAATTCAATATTATTCGCGCTTAGGAGCGAGAGGTAGATCACCTGTAATCACATCCAATGACTTTATGGAAGCAGATCAACAGGCAATTTTTAAGGGCGCGTGTGCAGGTCTAGCTGTTGCAGCAGTTGTAGGTGGAGCTTTGTATTTCGGATTATGGCGTCAAAAAGAGACTGCTTAGGTAGAATGGGAGTCGACTCCGAAGCCCTGATTCAAGGATTACAATTACCTGATAAGCCGGCGCGCGAAGCCAAAGTAGATGGTGTTAAGATAGTTGTCTTGGAAGCAAAACTTACAAATGATCAAATGAAAGCTCGTGAAGGAACCTATTTTTCCGAAAAAGAAGCTGATACTATTTACGATGAAGATGTGGATGTCTGGGCAAAGAATGAAGATGTACCTGGAGGTAAAGTTCTTATTGCCCGGTTTCGCAAAAATGTCATTCCGAAGGAACTTATTGAGAAAGCTTGGAATAATTTCTACAATGCGGCGTCGGCATCCAGAAATCGCGGTGCAGCCGCTGGCCCGATTGATCTCAAGAGCAAATACTGGACGAAACGAAAGCCGAGGAGTGTAAATAAGTGGTCAGCGCAATACGAACAGAATGGTAAGCTTAGCAAAATGCGCGTAAATAACAATGTATTCAGTAGCGTTCTAGGATATTTTGAGCGCACACCGTTTATGGGTTTACCGTGTCGCTTAACCTCCTATACGCAAAAGTATTTTGAAGAATACAAGCAAGGTATTCCTTACATTCAGGCAATTGATGGTTTATTCAAGAAATTAGTACCCGATAGACACAAGGTTCAACTCAAACAGGCAAATGAGAGGCCCGAGTTTCGTATTGCTGATACTGCATTTTCTTCAGTTACGATGAATCGCAATTTCCGTACTGCGCTCCATATGGATGATGGTGATTTGAGAGCAGGATTTGGAAATCTAACGGCAATTGAACGTGGCAAGTATCATGGCGGATTCACGCTGTTTCCTCGGTATAAGATCGGATTCAATATCCGCACGGGCGATTTTTTGGCGATGGATGTGCACGAGTGGCACTGCAATACGGAGATGCGTGAGACTTCAGAGGATAAGGCGTATAACAATAAACTACCTGAGGTTTACTTGAACAATAAGGAAACAGGGACACAAGGTGTTGATAAAAAATACAGTCGTCTATCGTTTGTTTGCTATCTGCGTGAAAAACTTGTAGACTGTAACCCGAAGGAGTCTACACCGTATTACAAGAAGATTGGATATGATCCAAAGAAGGGAACACTAACACCCAAAACAACAACGCGCAAAAAGGATAGAAAGGCTGAAAACTTGGAATAATTCATTCTTAGTGGCTGCTAGAGATGGACGCATCAAGGGCGCAAAAGATTGCTCAAGTATTAAAGGATACTAGAACACTTGGAAAGGATATTGGAAAACCTGTTGCTGGTCCTGCCGCAGCTGCCGCAGCAAGAGCTGTGACTGAAGCGACGTCCCGGTTACCAATAGGATCAATTGGTGGAACTGTAATGAAATATCTACTGTATCTCATTGCAACTCTTTTGGCCATTGGTCTACTTGTATTAGCCATTGATCAGTGGGTAACACCTATTTTTAAGAGACTTCCTGCTTCTTTACCCGGCATTGATAAGACACAAGTCTTTTGGACAAATACCAGCAGCGTAGCGCCAATCCTAGTGGGGACACCACCAGCTGGCTCAACACCTACTGCTACTACACCCTACGTATCAATTCTTCAAGGCCAAGAATCCTATGCGTTTACAGCTGATGTCTTGATCAATGATGAATTTCCTCAAACTCTTCCTTCTGGAGTAACTGATCGCATCTTTTTAGTACTACGAACAGGCACATTCGCTCTGTCAGACGCAAATACCAAAATAGAAATTAGTCTTAATAATACAGTAAATACAGTAAAAGTTACAGTCAGATCTTCAAGTGGGCTAGAATCTGCTGAAATTGAAAATGTACCCATTCGCACATCCTTTAGAATTGGAGTTGTAAAGACACCGACATATATGGACGTGTACCTTAATGGAAAACTCTATAAAACACGTAAACTTTCAGGAACAAGTGCTGCTATAGCAACAGGCGATACGATTTATCCGCCATCCTCCATTAAACTTACAGTTGGACAAACTACAACAACACTTTCAACTGGAATTAAAGTATTGAATTTCCGTGCGTTTGGATATGTACCCGAACCATCAGAAATGCTTTCACGAATGAATGATTTGATACCGACTGCTTCCTTTTCATCGTAAAATCAGTAGTTAAGGGTAGATGAACACAGTCTATCTCGTGTTAGGACTAGGTGTAGTTCTTATTATAATTTATTTGATAGTGAAATACACATTCGGGTCACCAAAAGAGGCTGATAATAGTCTTGTTGTAGTCAAAAATACAATATCGTTATCTTCATCTAGACAAGTGGCAACAGGTGAACAAGTTAAAAACTTTTGGACAGATCCAGCTGGATCTACGATTTTATTCTTTATAAATCCAACAATCAATGATCGGACTAGCATTTCTGGAAATGAATATGCTACGGCAATCGATATTGGATCAAAATGTAAACTCAATATCTTAACATCATCTGATGCAGGTCGTGGTGATGAATATGTACCGGCTGAACTAAAAATTAATATAAAAGGAGTTACCGCTTCTGAAGTCATTGAACTCTATAATATTGATCTTCAACGTTGGACAGCTGTTGCTATTGTTAAACAGGGTGCTCGGTTTAAGATTTATTTAAATGGAAAACTAACGGCAGCGTACACCTGTATAAATGGAATGCCTGATTCCGATACAACGCAACCACTCATTCTAGGAGATTCAAGGGGTCGCCTAGGTGGAACTATCGCAAATATGATTGTATATTCTGTACCTTTATCAACATCTGATATTAATTCATTAATTAAACAACAATCGGATATGGATGGAAGGCCTTATAGTTTAGGACATGCTGCTTCATCATTTTCTGAAATCTTTACAAGTTTACCTGATATTCTTGGGTGTCCGGGCGGACTTTGTACACAACCTATGAAACCGTATCCTTATGAAATGTGGACAACGCCCTACGCATAATTCTGGTAACAGAATAGAATCGGATGAACTCAGCCCTTGGAGCCATAACGACAGGGCCTGGTAGGATAATATTAATGTTAGCGGGGATTGTGATTCTGTGTGTTTGCCTCTATTACTTATACAAGTATATGAGTGGTGATGCTGAAAAGGCAGATATGGTAGTCTTTGCAAACTCAACTGGTGGTCTACCGGCAAAAGATACTACAGCAACTGTATTTACTAGTAAAAATATACCAGCCATTTACAGTGGTGGAGAATATTCAGTGAGTCTATGGATTTACGTGGCTAACTGGTCTACAAATCCAAATAAGAATAAGATATTCTTAACAATTGATGGAGGCGATGGTACAGATAATACTCTTCTAATGTATCTGGGTGCTAATACAAATAAGATGGGTATCCGTGTAACTTACGATAATGGGACTGCACTAACCCCCACGCTCGTCAATGGTGCAATTTTTTCTGCTACATCTCCCTATAACGATAATGAGGCGAATTTTTCAGAGGGTGATGTTAAGTCAATCGATCTTCAGAAGTGGGTACATGTATGCGTGGTGCTGAGCGGTCGTCGTCTTGATGTTTATGTGGATGGCAAGCTGAATCGTAGCAGTGTTCTTGCTGGAATGTATAAGGTGGCTGGTACCGGTACAAGTTATCGAATGAAGGTGGGTGGTCCCAATGGATTTGGTGGACTCATCGGTCAGATTAACGCTGCGAACTATGCTTACACTCCGGACCGTGTATGGGCCCTGTATTCCAATGGACCGCAGGATACATCAATTACATCACTTATCAAATCATATTTTGATCCCGGTCAGTATTCCTTTTCACTCAAGCGCAATGGTGAAGATGTTATTGCTGGAAGTACACCTGATCTATAGACGAATATGTATTTCAAATACTAAGCGACTTACTGTTATAAAACAATCCAATCTTGTAAATTCTAAAAAAGACCTTATAAAATGTCTTTTTTACAATCCTAATGATAGTTAGAGAGTATGCAGGCCGCAAATACAGGTGCTGTAAGAACTAATAGTTTTCCTAGTAGCGTATCCTTCGGTGGATCAGATCCCTTATCGCAAGTTCTAACAGGAGTTGCATTAGTCGCTGCTGTCTACTTTACGATGCTTTTTGCCGAGTATATATACCAATCCTATTTGGCTATGTTCCGTGATCGCGTTGAGATCTTTCCTAATACATATGCTTCCGGTTCATTAAGTCATACGGCAATTCAGGATCCAAAGAGTCCTCTTGCAAAAACAGTGTATACCTCCGATAATCAGCGTTCAGGTGTAGAATTTAGTTATTCACTATTCTGCTATATCACAAGTGATACATTTTCTAATGGAGATGATAAATTATATCATATTTTGCACAAGGGATATTCTAAACCGTATCCTCTACTGGGTCCCGGTCTTTTCATGAAAGGTAATTCGAATACACTCCGTGTCTATATGAATTGTTATAAGACATGGAATAATTATGCTGATATTGACAATATTCCTATTGAGAAATGGGTCCATGTTGTTGTTTCTTGCAAAGGAAATCAGCTCTATGTGTATATTAATGGAAATTTGAAGACAAAGATGGCACTTTCTGGTAATACGCCGCCTTACCAGAATTATGGCGAAATCTACCTCTTTAACCAACGGAAGATCACAATACCTTCTACAACTGCTTCTCTAATGACTGGTACAGATGAATCTCAAGTATCAAGTGGTGAACTAAACTTTAATGGTGCCGCAAAGGGTCTAGCCAGTCGTGTATTCTATTTTGCATATGCTCTTACATACACCGAGATTCAGAATCTAATAAGTATGGGCCCTTCACCTGTAATGGAGGGTGTGAATATGAGCATTACTCCTTACTTGACCGATCAGTGGTGGACCACTGCCTAGATTCTAACTATTGAAAATTTAATTGAACTATCCTTTGAAGCGCTTAAAATGAGAACTCATCTTGTTTCACACCAGCAAGAAGAGTTGTCATGACAGGAGGAGGTCTTTATGTTCTTGTAGCCTATGGTTCGCAAAATATTCTTTTGAGTGGTAATCCTGATTTCACTTATTTTTACCTAGTATTGAAGAAATACAGTCATTTTTCATTTGAATCTGTAACTATTCAACTGGATGGACCTGGAGAATTACTTTGGGATGCTCCGATTAAGGTTCAAGCCAAAATTCAACGAGTTGCAGATTTACTTTCAGATTTGTATTTAACATTTACTCTCCCGGATATTTACAGTCAATTTATAAGTCCAAATGCAGCAACTCGAACTGCACAGTATGAGTTTCAATGGAATCGTTATATTGGAGCACATATTATCCAAAATGCGACATTTTTGATAGGAGGTACGATAGTTCAGGAATTTGATAGTGATTATTTAATTGCTATTGCTCAAACTGATCAAGATGAAACAGAGTATGCCAAATGGCGACAACTAGTTGGAGACGTTGATGAAATTTATGATCCAGCAAATGGTCCTTACTCCGGCGCTCTTGGTGGCACAAGCGTTCGCTCAACAGGGTCGACAAGTTTATATCCAAATGTGGCTAGAAATACAAGTGTAACAGTACAAACAAATGCGCCTTCTATCCCAAGTCGTCAAATTACAGTACCTTTATCTTTTTGGTTTACACAGGATACAAGTTTAGCAATACCGCTTGTTGCACTCCAGTACCACGAATGTTATGTACAGTTAACATTAAGATCTGTACAAGATTTATTTACAATTTTAGATCCATCAGGGTACCGTGTCCGTCCTGGTAATCGTGTATTTGCATCAAGTGCGCAGATACAGACAGGTAATTTAAATTACATACCAAATAATACTCCTGAAAACTATTTGAATAATTATTTAGTTGATTTTGGATATACAGCACCTCCTCTTAGTACCTGGGCTCTGAATGCATATTTACAAGCAACGTATGTATATCTTACGGATCCAGAAAGAAATACATTTTCATCACAGACTCTTACATATCCAGTACGTCAAGTAACAAACTACACATTTCCAAGCATTAATAATCGGCAGAATTTAAATTTGTATACACATAATCCTGTACCGCGTCTATTAATTATACCGAGGCGAAGTGATATGATCCCTTATACGAATAACTGGGTAAATCTGACAAATTGGTATAATAGCACAAGCGCACCTTTTTTTAGTCCATCAAACGCAGTGTATGATTCAGGCATACGAGCTGTAGGTATTTCTGGATATTTAATTGCAGGATCACAGGAAGATATTATTCGCCAACTTCGTATTTTATGTGATGGAAATGAAATTCAAGAAGTGAAACCGATTCAGTATTTTCACGAGTTGTCTTCTTGGAAATATGCCACGGGCTTATTTCCGAAAGGATTAACTATTTATAGTTTTGCTTTGAATACATCAAAATGGATGAAACCGAGTGGGACTCTGAATACAAGTCGTGTTAAGAATTTTCAAATTGATCTTGATCCTTGGCCTCTGGCCGCTGATACAAATTACACCTATGATTTTATTGTCTATGTAGAAAGTTTGAATTTCTTAGTGATTGAAGGAGGTATGGGTGGGATGAAATACGCGACATAAAGTCGCATATTAGGGAAATACGCGACGTAAAGTCGCATATTTAGGAAAATACGCGACGTAAAGTCGCATATTAGGGAAATACGCGACATAAAGTCGCATATTAGGGAAATACGCGACATAAAGTCGCTTATTTCTTACGTCTTGTCATATTTTTAACTTTTTCAGATTCAAGATTTGGATTTTTGAGTCGTATTTCAGGCATTTTAGATTTTCTGGTGGGGTTTTCTTTTATCCAACCAGGCCATCGCTTCATCATCGCTTTGATTGTCTTATGCTCTCTCTTAAACCGATTACCAAATTGAAGTCCTCCAGGAGTCTTATAAACAGCAGTCTTCGGTGAAACAAAATTAAGACGCACTACAGCACCATCTTTTATAAAGAACTGTAGAGTTCTCTGATAATCCTCCTTTTCACCTTGACCTATATCAATGCGTACTTCCTTACCTGGATTTATACAACCCCAGAAAGGACCCACGCAAAATTTAAGATCTGTCGTTACCGTTGGCTTCATAAAGAACCCATTTGCACTTGGATAAACACCCCAGAAGCGACAATTCGCCTTTTTACATTCTTTGAATCCACGCTCAATAATTCCCTTCAAACTTTTTAATTTTCGCTCGTGCCTTTTTTGGCTTCCATCATATTCTATAAATCCAGATACATCATCATCTAGAGATACAAGGGGTGTCCCCTTAGGAAAGTGATCAAAGATCCAATTACGTACTTGAGGAAGTCCAGGAACACCGACTAGAATTTCCTTGTATGTACTGGGATCAAGGACTGCTTCATACTCTTTCTTCTGCTCTTTATCAGCAACAACTACGTAGATAGCCTCTTTCGGAATGCGATATTCTTTTAGTATAGCTAAAGTCTTATCACGGCATCCTTCAGCTCTTTTATAGGAGGGAACTACCACAGTATAGTCTGCGGACATCTACTCTTATCTTTTATTTAGTAGAAGAGGTAGATGAGTTTCTTTACAAGCTTAGTTAATAAGATCACATATCAAATAAATAAAGCAGTTTCAGATCCTGAAGCTGAAGCGTATGCGGCAGCCCAGGCTAAACAGGCCCAGCAAGATGCCGCAGTTGCGGCAAATAAGGCTAATAAAGAAGAAAAGGCTGAGGCAAAAGCGAAAGCAGCTAAGGATGCTAAGGATGCAGCTGAAAAACTTTCTGCCCGGAGTAATTCAAGTATATCAGGCTTTGCTGGAGAATCATCACAACAAATTCTTATAGTATTTTTTGTTCTTGCATATATCACAGTCGCAACATACGGTGGTCATCTTGCTGCGAATCGTGATATCGGATATTCAACCGCAGGTCGTATTGTTTCGTTTATTTACGGAACAATTCTATTTCCAGTTTTAATTATTCAATATATGTGGGACACATTTAAAGAGGGAAAAGAATCAATTAATTACTCATTTTTACCGATCAGTACATATGTACCGACTGGTGATTTAGAAAAGCTTGTATTAGGACCTTTTTGTTATGTACCAGATCAAGCAAGTGTTAATGCAACTGCGAAAGTCGCTCAAATGTATTTAGAGGCTTTTCAAAGAACTGCGGCATCTGCAGCACCCCCTATCGATAAAACACCTCCTGTTGCCAAGCCTCCTGTTTCATCAACGGTCTAAGAAAGTATCAGTATATCTATATAGATTCAAATGGCAATGCCTCTTGTAAGCATTGTGACACCTACATATAACCGTAGACGCTTCTTTCCAACTCTAATACGAATGATTGAAACTCAAACGTATCCGAGAGACCGTATGGAATGGATTGTGTACGACGATGGACAGGATCCTGTCGGTGATCTAATTGATGAGGCGCAGCACCGGTTGCCCCGTACAATTTACATTCGCGATGAGGAAAAGCAGACACTTGGTGAAAAACGCAACCGTCTAAACCGTGAAGCCAAGGGGGAGATCTTAGTCGCCTTTGATGATGATGATTTTTATTTTCCGGAACGTGTATCTGCTGCGGTAACTGCTCTACGTTCAAACCCGACAGTAGATCTGGCTGGATCTTCAGAAGTTTATATGTATTTTACAGATACGAAGGAAATTCTAAAGATTGGCCCGTATGGAAAGACTCACGCCACGAATGGCACGATGGCCTGGCGCAAACGGTATGCCTCAAGTCACGTGTACGACGAAGCGGTAGCCTTTGCGGAAGAAAAGTCTTTTCTTGATTCATATAAGAATTCATTAATACAATTAAATCCTATGAAGGTAATGCTTGTAATGAGTCACAGTGACAATACATTTGACAAGTCTATTCTTAGAGCGTCAGAGAATCCATTTTTGAAAAAGACGCCCTTACAACTTAAGGACTTTATCAAGGATCCATTAGTCTTTACTTTCTTTGCTTCTTTGTGAAATACCTAAACATGAAAAGGACCCAACCAACAGAAGGTTGCCAGTATGCCTCAAGATGAATCGGTGTCTACAATGTTGGAAGTCTATCAACAACCACTTAATCATTCATTAAGTGAATCATCACCTACAGCAAGCCAATCAGCTGATATTAAAGTACCCCTACATCCGCATCAACTTGCAATGATTCAGGCAATGGAAGAAAAGGAATATGCGTGTATTCACGGATTTAGACTGGAAAATGAAATACATTTTAGTCAGTTTGCGATTGTAGGCGATAAAGTTGGATCAGGGAAGACTTTAATGATGCTTGGATTTTTAGCGCAGATGAAGGCGAAAGCACTTAGAACTCAACAGGATTTGAAAGTATTTTCTCGTATTCATCCACAGTCAAAGTCGACCTTTTGGAGCCATAAGCCAATTGCACCCATTGATTGTTCAGGCGCAACACTCATTATCGTACCGCATACACTCTTTCACCAATGGAAGCATACGATTACAAAGCAGACAAACTTATCCTTTTTAGAGGTTCGGACTACAAAGACTCTTGAGAAGCCTGATTTTATTTCACTGATTAAAACTCGTGATGTTACTCTGATGTCCAATACGATTATTAAACATTTTATGGAAAAGAAGGTTCACGAGACAATGCAGTGGTCTCGAGTTGTGTTTGATGAAATGGATAATGTTCAGTTTACATCTACTACACCTATGCCAAAGGCAAATTTTTACTGGGGGATGACAGCCACGTGGTCAAATCTACTTTTTCACGGATTGTACATGTACATGTCTGAGGCATTCTTGAATCGGCAGATACAGATAGGTCTCCACCCCGAACTTGCGATCCTACTACAACAAGATCAGGCAACAAATGGACAAAATTACTATGCGCGATATGATATTAAAAGTCAAAACTTCTTTGCGCCTTTTGTTACAAAGCATCCGTCAAGAGGTCATCTTGTATTGCGTTCTTCAAATGCGTTTATGGAGCAGAGTTGGAGAACACCACCTGTTATCGAGCAGAGAATTATCTGCGAGTCGCCGATTGTACACAGGCTAGTCTCTAGTTTTGTTAACCAGGAAATTCAGGAGTTGCTACACGCTGGTGATGTACAGACTGCGCTTCAGCGTCTAGGTGTTACCGCTGAGAATCAAAGTTCTCTCATAACAGCTGTCTGTGATTCACGAGAGAAGGATCTTGAGCGTCTTGAGAAGACATTAGCTTTCAAGGAAACGATGGACTACAGTACTCCTCAAATAAAAGAGGCGGCCATTTCATCCTTACAGACTCGTATTGGTTCACTCAAGGAGCAAATTTCAAATCTGAAGGAGCGCATTACAAATGCGAAGAATGAAATCTGCGCAATCTGTTACGATGAACCGACAACGCCGACCTTTGTAATGTGCTGTTCACGTATCTTTTGCGGAGCGTGTATAGTTAACTGTATGCAGCGAAAGAGTAGCTGTCCTCTCTGTCGTGCTGACTTAGATTACAAGAAACTCTGTAGCATTGAAATGGGTGAAAATCTACGATTAATGACTAAGGCTATTGTAGAGGCTGCGCCTAAGCTTCTTAAGAAAAAAGATGCGTTGCTCAAGTGTATAATGGACTCGAGCGGTGGTCGGTTTTTAGTCTTCAATCGTTATGATAATCCGTTTAATGAGATTGAAGGAACTCTCATTGAACAGGGCTATCGGGTAGCGACAGTGCGTGGCAATAAGGATCACGTCTCGAATGTGCTCAACCAGTTCGAGAAGGGTGAAGTTAAGATTTTACTGATGAACTCGGCTACTGCGGGTGTAGGAATGGATCTGAAGTCTGCGACACACGTGATTCTAATGCACGCAATGCGAAAGGAAGAAGAGCGTCAGATTATCGGTCGTGCTATGCGTCTAGGACGAACAGCACCACTGAATTTAATACGATTGTTACATGAGGAAGAACAACAGATTATAATTTAGTGTTTATTGGATCGTGTCTTTCTTGACTTTGACTTGGCCTTCTTTGTCTTATTTCTATGATTTACCTTTCTACGTCTTCCACCTGTCATTGTAGGATTCGCCATCGCAACAGCATTAGCTGCTACGCGAGCAGCTGACTCTTCAGGTGTTTCATCAGAACAATACGGAACCGCAATGGGAGTCTGCCCGTACTGAATTTCTTGGCATAGGCCACGAATGTGTTGCACATTCTTACCGATACCATTCCACCCAATACCACAATAGCCTAAGTGAGCAGATACCGGTGCAACATTAAGATTTGCAGCGTACTTAATATGATTAGGTGCATATTGCTTGGTTTTTTCCATATAGAGTTTGGTCTGAGAACCTGATAGACTTGTTATGCCAAATGCACCACCTGCTTGTCCTGTTCCTTTATCTCCCTCTTCAATGCCAACATTGGAATCAGAATCTGCACCTTGGCCTATCTTTTCTTCTTCTACTTCTTTGGATGCAGCATCCGCAACAGCCTTTGAAGGGGCAATTGCACTAGGTTCCTTGCTAGGATCTGTTGTCGGATCTATAGCAACCTTTCCTAGAACCTTGTCAACTAACACCTTTACTTGCGCATATTCAGCACGGTATGCAGGCCTCCACGGTCCAAGTGTTCCTGTCACATTTAGTATCTCCTCGAACCGAGCAGCAAGTAGTGGATCAAAGCAATCAAGGTACTCCTTATAGGTAGCAAAGCCATTGAAGGTTCCCTTGACCGTTGTCGTCAAACTAATCCGATAGGCTGAGGGCGGCTCGATACCACCCACTAACTTGCGCATATCACTGATATTGTTCGTGCGGCTGCCTAGTTTTGTTAGAATTCCTTCGGTCTTCAAGATCATAAATCCAGGGTGCACGAAATTAGGGGGGATCAAAGGAACCAAGTCAACCACAGATCCAGCTCCAAGGCCTCCTGTTCCTATACTCCACATCGTAGTCTTCAGGCCAGATGAGCGAATGGCAACACGATCAAGTGTAAGAATTCCTGATTCAAGCAAGCTATTGTAGACATTACGACTATAGTCAACAAAGAGTTTAGGACCACCGAAGGTCATGCAGTGTATAGGAGGTGTTATTAAACCGGCACGCTTGAATCCGCCGAGGATAAGAGATGCAAGAGTCGCATTTGCAGCGCCCAAACTGTGGCCTGTTATGACAATACGGTCAATTGGAAGCTTTAGAAACTTTGTCTCAAGCGCCTTACAGACTTTATTCATTATGTTTTTCATTTGTCTTACAAAGCCTTGGTGGCACAGAAAACTTGATTGCTTGATTTCCTCTGCAAAGACCTGGCTACCCGTTTGACCGCCGAATGTACATGTCTTAAGAACTTCATCAATTCCAAGTGGTAGCAAGTTCGCATCAGCTAAGCCCCCGCCAATCGATATAGTTCCACGAAATGCAATATACAGAATCTTTTCACCGGGAAAAGGAACATTTGCCTGCTTCTGTGAATAATCGAGATACTGAAGATAGCAAGGTGTATCATCCATATGACCAATTGTGTTCAAAATCAGGCCATCTTTATTTTCAGGACGAATGGGATTCGGAACGATAACAAACTTTTCCTGCTTCTTATTCGGTGAAACTAAACGACTGTAGTCAGTACGAATAATTCCTAGTGCCGTGTTAAATACAATCGGGTTGTAATGTACGAATTGCGCAGTCTTGGCAATGACCTCGTTAGGGTCGTACATTAAACGTGAAATCATCGCGGCTTGACTCAATGCTGCTTCATACTGACCAATCAAAACTTTTCCAGAAACCTTTTTGGCATCTAGAAGAGTTTGTAAATATGTAAATCCCTTTGCGATTGTTGACATTCTAATTATAAAGAGTATTAAAATTCACGCTTAGCAATTGTCTTTATTCCCTTCATTTTCTTTGCCATCTTTTCAAAGGATCCTTGTTTTATATGATTGACAGGATCCCAGACACCGTAATATGTACTATAGGCATTTTCCCACTCTTTGTCTGTATACAAATCTGGAAATTCATCTCTTGTTATATATTTTCGGTCAAGCATAAAATAGAC